AAAGCCTCAACGAATTTTGGTTATCTGCTTGTTATTTTCAGAGAGTTGCTCGTGATAACTACCGCCTATGTTTCCCAAGAAAAGACTGGCAAAAGTCTACAATCTACGACAGGTATGATTCATCACAGGGTCCAGAAACTCAGCAGTGTTTTATCTTTGATCCAACCATAGGTGATGGAGTTCTTTTCCTGTGTGTGGGTAACAATAGCAGCAATAGGACCGATATCAAAACAGGTTCTGTATATAGACCAAGCACAGGATATACTAGCGTAAATGATTTACCAGCCGGTGTAATAGAACAAGCAGATGGATACAGTTGGATTGCTCTTGCTCAGAGTGACAATAGATTCACCGACAGCAACTGGATATCACTTGAGGTGAGAGATAGGATTAGCTTTTTTGGTGATGATCAAGGTAGGTTCGTTGATGATGGTGTTAGCCTCACAGACTTTAAAACAGCGGTATCTTCACCATATGCACCAACTGGAACAGGTGCGGCAGCGTTCTATGGTGTCGATAATCTATACAATCAAACGAGTGCCACAGAAATAACAGCAGGGTTTCTTCTCTATCAGTTTGATGACATAAAGAGGTATGACGTATTCAGCTTACAGCAATCGCTCAGAGCAGCAGGACTCAATACACAGACTCGGTTTGGTGGGACAGGTTCAACACTAGGAACCTTACCGGCGACCATTTCACCCGTATCAATCGAAGCTCAAATTGATGGGTCACCATTTAGCGATTCATCACCACTCGGTTGGTATAATAATAAGGTTAAGCAATGGGCAGAAAAACCAGGCTCCGTTGAAATGGTTTATATCGATACGGTTGCAGGTGGTTTAAGTGAATCAGATTTCACTGTATCCGGAGTCACAGCACCATCGATTTCTGCAAGAGGTAACGGTACTTCACCAACGGTAGAATTTGAGTTGAAAAAACTTAAAGAGGCTACGTGGTTCATTAAGGGTGTTAAAATATCTAGAGATCTTGCAACCAATGAACGATTGGTGGGCAAAAATAACACAAAGGTTGAATTTGTAGTATCCGATACGAATAACAATTATGGATTTGAAAATGCACTAAAATCATTCATCACACCATACGATGGATTAGCCAAAGAAAAAAATCTATATGGTCCGATCATTCCCGTGAATGCATTTATGACAAGTGTATCCATAAAGGAGTCCGACATTGAAAATACACTCCGAATCGGAGCATTTGCTGGAGATACACCAACAACTTTTGATTCATACGCACTTATCAGCGAACCAACAAACTACTCAAATAACAGAGAACTCGGACTAGACCTTCCACCAAATAATGTGGATAAAAAATCAAACCTAGTATATGCACTTTTAACATTCGCTTCAGGGAAAAGACCTGCTGTTGGTGCTAAATTATATGCCGCTGAACCAGCGGTAAGCTCAAAAACAGGGGAAACCTCACTACTACGTGGAAAAGTTATTGGTGTTGTTCAAGCTAGAAATCTTCTAAACGCGACAACAGCAGATATACTATTTTCGACAACAGACAGAGCCGCTTTTGGTACAGGAGAAACAATATTTGTCGAAGACGGCGCTGGATCTTTTTCGGCAGTTTCTACAGCTAAAGGAGATCCTGATATTACAGCACTTTCAGGTACAATCACACATATCGGAAATTCTGCGTTCCAACTTAGTGGGACCACCGCAGATAAGAGATTATCAATCAAATACATAACAAGGGTATAGGAAAATTAAATGGGCGTAGAAGACAACCAATTTCAGATAGAAAACTTAAATTCAAACACATCATTCTTTGATTGGTATACAAAGACAAATGATGAGATTATATCTAAGTTAAACAAGCTAAAGCTCTATGATATTGATATTACAGGATCTCTGGCTGAGGGTATAAGTGCAGAAAGAGGTACTTCTGGTGGTCATACCGCAGGATTCTTAAATTTAGGTGTTGCAGATACCATTCCTCACGGACTTACCGTACAAGGTAATATGCTAGTCACTGGAAGTAACTCTTTCATTCACACTGCAACAGCAGCGACAGCTGGCTTAACAGGTAAATTTGTTTGTGTGGATTCTTCTGGGGGTATTACTTCCTCGTTCGCAGCAAATACTGGTATCACCACATCACCCTTCCATAAAAATGAAACAATTGGTATAGTAAAATCTATTGTTGGTAACAGTGTAGAAATTGTTGGTCATGGTCTATATGATGGGTTCACAGGATTGACCGCTGGTCAGGCATATTATCTGGATCCGGTAGTTGCTGGTGGATATACAGTCAATGCACCATCGACAGCAGGACAAACAAAGAAACGATTGTTTGTTTCTACATTGGGAACAACTACAGGTGTAATTCAAATAGGGGATTCTGATATCGTATCATAATGAGTATTCACAGAAAAGGTTGTAATTGTAATTGTAAATCTAAAAAATCTTTTGATTCTAAATTTTCTACCAAAAGAAAGAGTATCAAAAAAGTGACAAATCCTTTCACAAAAATACAGTTGTATGCTAAATCACTCGCTTCGCGTAGGTTTTCAAATAAGAGGACTGATAAAGCAACAAAGCAGCTAAGATATCTGAGTTGCTTTGGTGACGCATCTATTGGTGGTCAGTTGAAACCGTGTGAGGAGTTACAGGATAGTAAAACAGAAGGAAAATTCTATTGTGGCGCCTGTGGTTGTGGTGACAGGAAAGCCACTTGGTTGGAGGCAGAAAGTGATCATTACTCCAAATTAGACTATCCTGTCCTATCATGTCCACTGAAAATGCCAGGATTTAGTGATTATGATGGATCTGATTCAAAACAAAACATCAGGAAAAACATAATAGAAAATTATGATCTAAATAAACTGGTTCAGATACAGGTATCTGTAAAGGACACCGAACAAATTTAATATTTTAGACCTCAAAATACCCTAAATAAGTGAGAGGTGTAAATATGTCAAGTCCAAATTCAAGAGAAACTCTTATTGATTATGCTTTTAGAAGACTCGGTGCTCCTGTTGTCGAGATAAATGTAGACTACAAGCAAGCAGAAGAGCGTCTTGATGACGCTCTAGAATATTTCTCAGAACGACACTTTGACGGTGTTGAGAGATGTATTTTTGCATACCAAATAACAGAAGAGGATATTGAAAACCAATACATCCCCACTGGTAATATTCAAAAGGCCATGGGGTTTGGAGATGCACCGGGACCGTCTGGTAAAGATCTTTTATCGATTGTTCGGGTATTCAAATTCGGTGCTCTCGCAAATCAGAATATGTTTGATATCCGGTATCAATTGGCTTTAACTGATTACTTTGGTATCAACCGAGGACTCGGATATGCAAGTTCACTTGGATTGGCTGGATATGATAGCACCATGCGCTACATCAGTATGGTAGAACAGTTCTTTAATCCAGAACATATTATTCATTTTAGTAAGGTAACAGACAGACTCATAATGGACACAGATTTGGCGAGAGACTGTTCTCCCGGTCAGTACATTGTAATTGAGGGATATGCTACTTTGAACCCAAGTAATTACCCCAAAATCTTCAATGACCGCTATCTCAAAGAGTATGTCACTGCACTAATCAAGAGGCAATGGGGAGCAAACCTATCTAAGTTTGATGGTGTTCAAATGCCAGGTGGGGTTACTCTTCGAGGTGGGCAGCTATACCAAGAGGGATCAGCAGAAGTTGCCCAACTTGAACAACGAATGCAATCTGAATACGAACTTCCACCACACTTCATAACGGGATAATATGGCACAAAATCCATACATCAGAGATGTTAATAACGAACAAAATCTCCTAGAGGATCTTAACGCTGAATTCATTCGCGCTCTCGGAAGAAACTGTTATTATATCCCGAGAACACTCAACAACTATGATCCAATATACGGTGAGGATGCCACAGCATCGTTTGATCAAGCCTATCTTATCGAGATGTATATGGAAAATCCACAGTCCTTCGGTGGTGATGGTGATATTGTTGGTAAGTTTGGAATCGATCTCAGAGATAAAGCAACATTTAGAGTTGCCACACGGACATTTGAGCGAGAAGTTACAAAAAGAAATTCTGATATTATCCGACCTCGTGAGGGTGATCTAATATACTTTGTCTTATCTGACAGTCTATTTGAGATAACTTTCGTTGAACATGAAAACCCACTCTATCAATTGGGCAATTTATATTCATTCCTTGCATTCACTGAATTGTTTGCCTATAATAATGAAGACTTCAATACCGGTATCTGTCAAATTGATGAATGTTTCGAGAGACAACGTAAAGAAAGAGCACAAACAATTACAGTTGGTTCAGCAACTGGGGTACAAAATACCACGGATGAATATATGGACGGAGAAACTATTTTCCAAGTTGGTGGAACATACGGGACATTTGCAACTATTGATAAGGCGACTGCTACAGCAGAGGTGATAGAATGGAATAGCACAAGTAATGAACTTGTAATAGGTAATGTTTCTGGTTCTTTCCTGATAGGAGAAGATACTTCGATCAAGGGACTAGAAAGTAATGCCGAAAGATTTGCTGGATCCACAGGAAACGCAGACTTCTTTAACCAGATAAACACCGAAGACGAAACGCTTCAGGGTGATAACGAAGAAATAGATTTAGAAATCAGAAAAGACAATCTTATAGACTTTAGTTTAGATGATCCGTTTTCTGGTGGAGGAAGTTACTGATGTTTTCTTATTATAACAACGAATCTCTTAGAAAACTTGTTGTTGGTTTTGGTAATCTTTTTAACGACATGTATGTCGGTAAATATAATGATGATGGTGAACTCATAGAAAAAGACAGAGTTCCTTTGACCTATGGACCAAAAGAAAAATTCATACGAAGAATCAAAGAAGTAAGCACAATTTCAGATGTTACACGATCAAGAATAACCCTACCCCGCATGGGATTTGAAATGCTAGGTATGAGTTACGATCCAACAAGAAAAGCAAATAAACTAAGAAGAACCCAGTCCGGTAGTGTCAATGATGATGGAACCGCAGATATGGCTTACGCAGAAGTTCCATACCTCGTAAACTTTGGTTTATATACATTTACACGTAATATAGACGAAAATTTGCAGCTAGTTGAGCAGATACTTCCATATTTTAGTCCAGAATTTATAATATCTGTGAACTTTAATAATTTGAACAAAAAGGTAAACGTACCTATCATATTAACTAGCACAGGAATTTCTGAAATATATGAGGGTGATTTTTCTGAAACACGGAGTATCACAACCACGTTCAGCTTTATTGCAAAAACATACATCTACGGAAGAACCACAGCCGAACCAATTGTCACAGACGCAGATCTTCGTATATTTGAGTCAGATCCAGAGTTAATTAAACCCGGACCAACAGCTAGACCAACAAATGTAATTAGCGTCACTAGGACAGTTGGTGATATTGAAACACAGGCAATTACCACCGACACCCCATCAGAAGGACCATTTGCGGTAAACGGATACTATCCGTTATACTCCACTCCTGAAGCCGCTGTCGCTGCGAGTCCTTTTCCTGATATGATTCGATTCGGTGAAACCACAGTCGGTTACCATGTACACGTTCTCGATGGGGTTAGATATTATATGCCAAATGGTCTAGTCATGAACAAGACACAATTCCATGGGAACTATCCGGACATAACTCCCGGTCCAGATATTCCCCCCGATCCTGGCACAGAAATTGATCCAGATGTTGATATACCATCCATAGTTGTTGCTGGTGGTATGCTGGATACACCATATAAACCATCGTTAGTGGAAAATGGCGCTGATGCAAGCATGTATTATATTGGTGGTGGAGCTGCCAGACTTAACATACCCCCCACCGAAGAAGAGTTTAGAGGTGAAACCGACGAGGAATTCAGACAACGTGTTCGAGAATATCTTGCGGGTAAAGGATACATCGCAAACATTGTTAATCCTCCCAATGCAGAAAAGGCGCTAGAAAGATGGATTGGCAGATTCGGTGAAGATCCCACCGTTGTCAGAAGCACATATCTCAATGAGGATACCACGGGATGGATTCTTCTCGATTGGGAAAAACCACTAAACCTTGGTGGAGCACTAAACTATAGCGACGAAGATCTGACATGGTGGTGTCAAGGTATAATAAGAAGAATAAATATTCTTCGAGAATTTTTACCAAACGCAAAATTTGGACTGTGGAGATTTGGTCAAGGTAGAAATCCAAGATTTGGTGATGAGGAAAGTGTTCTTTTACAACTTCAGAAACAAATATTTGCCTCTAGTGTTGAATATGAAGGGAAAACTCTGTATGATTCGCTCGACTTCTTAAGTCCGGCGCTTTATCATGCTGGAAATAAAGATTGGAATACTACTGGTGCCGAACGAAGGGTGCTTGATGGCGTTAGAGTTCAAAGGTGCAAAGACGTATGCGATGCGATATTTGGAGTTCATGGTGAGGTAAAACCCGTCATACCCATAGTAGCTGAAGGTCCGGTCAATTTGGATGTTTCGTACATGCCCAACTACAAGTCAGTGATACGGCAGTGGAACGCAGTTGAAATCGATTATTTCCGAGGCTATGCGAAGCACTGGGCGTTCTGGTTCCCATACCCCAATAGTTTATATGGTTACTATTATACACGAGACGCTTTGGTTCGACAGTATGAAGAAATGTATGTAGATCCTGGCATGGATTCTCATGACTCAGGTTGATGAAAATCGAAAGGTAAATAATGAGTGATAAAATTTCGGAAGCTCTTGATACTTCGTTCGAAGCAAAGAAACCAGAGGAAGTCAAAAAAGAGCTAATGCAGAGTAGAAAAGAAGTGAAGGTGGAGATGGATGACTCAGAAAAAGACTACAACAAAATACGTACAAATCTTTACGAACTTCTTGGCGACGGTAAGGAAGCGATAGATGGTATACTTAAAGTGGCTTCTGAGGGAGATGCACCAAGGGCATATGAAGTCGTCGCCACACTGCTTAAAACGGTGGCTGATATAAACAAGGATCTTATGGATCTACATAAGCAGGTCAAGGACGTTAACAAAGACGAGACTGTACACAACCATAATACAACGAATGCGATCTACGTTGGGTCTACTTCAGAATTACAGGATCTAATCAATCCAGATAGAAGTAGAAATAAACAAATTATTGATGTTGATCATGAAGTGAAGGAAGATGACGGATAAAAAGGGTGGATATTTAGGTAACGCAAACTTAAAACCGGCGGGGGTTGGAATTGAGTTTACAAAGGATCAGGTTCAGGAGTACATGAAGTGTGCTCAGGATCCTATCTACTTCATCAAGAAATACGTCAAAGTCGTATCTCTAGATGAAGGTCTTGTACCATTCAATCTGTATGATTATCAGGAGGAGATAGTAAACGCCGTTCACAATAATAGATTTGTGATATCAAAGCTGCCTCGACAGTCGGGTAAATCCACGACAATGATCTCGTATATCCTTCACTACGTGCTGTTCAATCAGAGTATGACGGTTGCGGTTCTTGCGAATAAACAATCCACCGCGAGGGAGATTCTTAGCCGTCTAAAAATGGCATATGAATATCTTCCCCTGTGGCTACAACAGGGAATCGTCGAATGGAACAAGGGATCTATTGAACTCGAAAATGGCTCTAGAATTTTAGCATCCTCTACATCAGCATCCGCAGTCCGTGGTGGTTCGTTCAACATGATCTTCCTTGACGAATTTGCTCACGTCCCCCAGAATATCGCAGAGGAATTCTTTAGCTCTGTGTACCCTACAATCACCTCTGGACAGTCCACAAAGGTTCTAATGGTCTCGACCCCGAACGGACTCAATCTATTTTACCATTATTGGAGGGGAGCGACCAAACGAGAGGGTGAGAAGGGTAAGAATGAATATATCCCTATTGAAATCCACTGGTCACAGGTTCCGAAATATCCCGGTGGTCCGCTCCGAGATCAGGAGTGGAAAGAACAACAGATAAAGAACACCAGTGAGCAGCAGTTCCAGACAGAATTTGAGTGTGACTTCATTGGCTCTACCAACACGCTAATATCGTCCTCGAAGCTACACTGCCTTAACTTCATATCTCCGATAGACAATAACAATGATGGCTTAATGATATACGAACAACCCAAAGAAGAACATCTATACGTAATGGCTGTAGATACTGCCCGTGGTCAGGGTCTAGACTATAGTGCCTTTGTAGTCGTAGATATAACGACCAGTCCCTATAAGGTTGTTGCAAGATTTAGGAACAATACTATTTCACCGCTTGTATACCCCACCGCGATCCGGAGCGTGTGTGACAAATACAATCAAGCCTACTGTCTCATTGAACTTAATGACATCGGAGCACAGGTCGCAGATATCCTATACCAAGATCTTGAGTATGAGAACGTTCTACAATCTGTATATAAAGGCAGGGCGGGTCAGGTAGTTGGTGGTGGTTTTGGTGGGTCACAATCTCAGATGGGTGTAAGAACCACAGCGCCAGTCAAGAAGCTAGGCTGTTCTGTCCTGAAAAGTCTGATCGAAAACGACAAGTTGCTGATAGATGATATGGATATAATCCAAGAACTCTACACATTTGTAGCAAAAGGTGTATCATTTGAAGCAGATGACGGACATAATGACGACTTAGTGATGTGTTTGGTGTTATTCGCATGGCTGACGAGACAAGAATATTTTAAAAATCTAACCGATCTGGACATCAGGAAAGACATTTATGAGGATGAAATGAAGAGAATTGAGGAGGATATCCTCCCATTTGGGTTCTCGACTACTGTTGATGATCAGGAACCCACATCTTTTTATGACGGAGAGGATTATTGGAAAGGCTCCGACACTCCATTTCTATAAATAACTTAGAAATACATATAACTTCCGGAGAGTCCCATGACTGATATTACCGTAGATCTAGACACCAAATCAGAAGGATTTGTTGTATCCCCCACAGAAAGAACTAGCGATTTTATGGCAGCTTTTATAAGTTATGGTGATCTATTGGCTGCTTTTGGAAATAGTGATGAGCGTGCAAACGGGTATATGATAATAGAAAGTCCCACTGATCTACTTGCAAGACTCTCCACAACATATGATACCGGCTGGTACATAGAAGATGGACTCGATGAAGACGGGGAAACAATATATTTAAATGAAACACCAGATAAAGAGAACGAACAACTTAATCCATTGAGATTAAACTGGCCAAATGGGGTAGATACAAATTTTAATGGAACTGATCCAGGCATTGCTAAAGATTTTTACTCGGTTCTAAACTACCTTCAATATGGTGGTAAATGTTTTATTGCCGGAGCACCGGATAACCTACCAGGCACTGTGAATAATGCGATAGAAACTGTAAAAAATGCACCAAATGTAATAAATTTGATATTCACCACAACAGCAGGAACAGAAAATGACACAATTATCGATATTGCCGAAAAAAGAGGGGACTGCATGGCAATTTGTCAGGTAGATGTTAAAGAACCTCTTTCTTCTAATCCTACACCAAACGGACTACCAAATGGTGAAAATCAAAGTAAAATAACGTTTCATGTTGCTGGTCAAAAGGTTCATTTTGGGATTTCATCAACCGTAACGACAGAAAATGACACAGATTCAAGTCTAAAAACAACAGGAGTCGCTGCTGATGTTGCTGGTCGTATATCAAGTGTTAGTGCATCTACCACACCATATGGATCACCTGCCGGTACAGACTCATTATTAGGTGTTGTTAAAATGGAGTATGATCTTACTTCGTCGGATAGAGAGGAACTTGCAAAATCATATGTAAATCAAATACGAACTTTTCCAGAATACGGTACAGTTTTATTCAGTGACATGACCGGAAACGGTGCAAGAAACGTTGATGATAAAGTATTTAATTACGCCAACGTGGCATTGACGTATCTTCATATCAATAGATTAGTTACTAGCCTTATTAGACCATATATGTTTATAGAAAATAACGCATCAAATAGGGCTTCTCTTACATCAACATTACAGACTGCACTAAGAAGAGTGGTTGCTGCTGGTGGATTAACATCTTTTACAGTTATATGTGATGAAACAAACAATCCAGAAAATATTGTTCTTAGCAATAATCTAATTTGTGATATAACACTAGGGTTTGTTCTAACTATTCAAAAGATAACTCTAAGATTTGCAACTTCGGGTGGACAATCATCTCAAAGTTTAGCTACTTCATCAGGATCTTCTTCGAGCGGTTCTTCGAGCGGTTCTTCAAGTAGCACATCAAGCACCTCTTCCTCCGGTGGGAGTTCGTATTAATGGCAAATAATCTTGACAACTTCATTAATAATTTTCAAGGAGGGAATAGAACCCACCGATATGATGTCGAGATGTCATTTCCAACAGAAGTTGGATCAGCCTCAGCCGATCAAATGAATCGATTTTTTATTCGTGCGGTAAGCCTACCACCAAGTCAGGTAAACCCAATAAGAATACCATACAGGGGAAGAATTTTAAAATGGCCCGGTGATAGAATCTATTTCCCGTGGACATTTAGGGTATTAGATCAAGGTGGTAAAAACTCTTTGTGGACTGGTTTTAATGAGTGGAGCAATCTAATCAATAACCACAAAGATAATATAAGCAGTCAGAGTTGGAATGAATTTACAACAGACTGGTCAATAAAACAAATTGGCGCTGACGGTAGTACAGATTTAAAGGCAGTTACTCTTTTTGACTGTTGGCCAACGATAGTTGGTCCAATTTCCATGGATTCAAACTCCATAGATACATTAGTAGAATTTACAGTTACAGTAGAATATTCATATCATACAGTGAAAGATGTTACCTAATTATAGCATGGAGAAAAAATGGCAATTAACTTACTAGGATTCACAATTGGAAGAACGGTAAAGGATACAGCGGGAGTCGCAGCAGAGCTTCCCGGTGTAGAAGCTAGATCGGCCATCACACCAGACGAATATGATGGCTCATATCAATTTGAAACCGGAGGCATTCTAGGAACCTACGTCGATTTCACTGGTGCTGTGCGGGATGAAAATGCACTTATCGCGCAATATCGTGGATTAGCTCTATATCCTGAAGTTGATAATGCAATAGAAGATATCTGCAATGAAGCGATTGTCATGGGCACAGATAGAAAACCTGTTAAAGTGGGTCTAGGGAAAGTTAAACTATCAGATTCAATTAAAATTAAAATTCAAAATGAATTTGATCAAGTTCTTCGACTTATGGATTTTCATAAGAAAGCATATGAAATTTTTCGAAGATGGTACGTAGATTCTAAGTTATTTTACCAGATGGTAATTGATGAAAAAGATCCCATGAAGGGAATTATTGAACTTAGACCTATCGATCCAACTAAAATTAAGCGAGTAAGAAAAGTAAATAGAAGCAAAAATGATGGATCTAAATCTATTTCTTTGGTCGAAGGTATAGAGGAATATTATGTCTATACCAACACAGATAAAGATTCAATCTACCCAACTTCAAATGCAGGTATCAACATTACTAAAGACTCCATTGCATATGCAAACTCAGGACTTGTTGATGCTAATTCTAAAAGGGTCGTTGGATACTTACAGAAAGCAATTCGTCCGGTAAACATGCTCAGACAGATTGAAGATGCTGTGGTCGTTTATCGTGTTTCTAGAGCACCTGAGCGAAGAGTTTTCTATATTGACGTGGGTAACCTACCTAAACAAAAAGCCGAGCAGTATCTACGTGAAGTTATGCAGAGATATCGAACCAAGATGATATATGATCAAGGAACTGGTCAAGTCAATGATAGCAGAGATCACATGTCAATGCTTGAAGACTATTACCTCCCGCGTAGAGAGGGTGGTAGAGGAACCGAAATTAGCACCCTTCCCGGTGGACAGAATCTTGGTCAGATGGAGGACGTTGAATACTTACTCAAGAAAGTCTACACCGCACTCAATGTCCCGATTACTCGCATGATGGCAGATAATGGTTTTAATATGGGTAGATCGGCAGAAATTACCAGAGACGAAGTTAAGTTTCACAAGTATATTGAAAGACTTCGAACTAGATTTTCCCACATATTCCTACACGCACTGAGAGCACAGTGTATTCTAAAAGGAATTCTAACCGAAGATGATTGGATGGAAATCAGCCCTGATATTGAAATGATCTTCAACAGGGACTCATATTTCACAGAACTCAAAGAAAATGAAATCTTAACAAACAGATTACAGATGTTGGGTCAAATTCAACCCCTCATTGGTCAATATTTTTCACAGGAATATGTGAAAAGAAATATATTACGTATGAGTGATGAAGAAATTCTCATGATGCAAAGTCAGATAGATAAAGAAATGGCTTCCGGTCAGCTTGCAACACCGGGAGAGGAACAACAAGGACTTCAAGGATGAACACTTTATCGCTGATACACAATTTTTTAAATGAGGAAGAAGATAAATTCAAGGAGACTTTATCAGAAATTCTTATGCAGAAGATTAATGATAAAAAGAAAAATATCATTTTTGATACTGTCAAAACCGTCTTTGAGAAAGAAGAAAATCTAAATAATATAAAGCCGAATTATGATGTGATTCGTGTTTTACAAGAATGTAGTAAGCAAAACAGCAATATTTCTATTATTCTTGAGGATGGAAAAGAATCAGTTTTAAAACCTAGCGAGAGTAAAAAAATATTATCTGTTTTTGATAATCTTAACGAAAAAAACCAAGTTCAGCTAATCAATAGACTAGTTGAATCAAGAGCAAATTTCATGAATACCATTGAATTTTGCATAAATTTTAAAGGAAGGTATACCCAATGAGTCAGAGCCTAGACATAATCCGACATATCTTAGATGAAAATCTAATTGATGCCAAGAAAGCGACTGAGGGATACCTCAATGATATCCTTTCTACTGCTATCAAAGAACAGTACAAAGAAGTTGCCCCCGAAATGTTCGAAGAAGGACACAAGGGTAAGCATAAGTGTGCCAGTAAAGTAAAGGGCAAAAAGGACACAGTTGCCGAAGCATGGGGCGAAGGAACACCAATCTTCGGACAGCACGCTACCCCAGACGAAAATGGAAACGTTGCTTGGTATGATGTTCAGTTTGAACACGGAATCGAAGAAGGTGTCTCTGTTGATGACTTAATCATTCTTTCTGAAGGTTCCCACGAAGATCACTAATAAAAGAAAGGCATAAAGACATGAAACTCATAACAGAAATGGTAGAGGACGTAAACCTCCTCGTAGAGAAAAAAGACGGTGTAAAGCACTATT